GGCGCTGCTCTTGGCTTCCAGCAAGCGAGAGAAGAGTATAAAGGCTTGGTTGGTCGCTTCCGTACCTTGGTCGGTATTGATGTGGATCCGGAGGCATGTGCTGATTTTGAGGCGCTGACCGGAGCGCCGGCAGTAGAGATGGATTTGTTTGCCAGAAGTGACTATGAAGCATTTCATGGCAGTAAGCCGCCGGATGACTGGAGGGAGGCAACGGCCGAGGATATACTGGCGGCCACAGGCGGGGAATGCCCAGATGTGGTGTTCTTAAGCCCGCCTTGCAAAGGATTTAGCGGCCTTCTGCCAAACAAGAAGGCGGTTACTCCCAAGTATCAGGCCCTGAACAATCTCGTAATCCGAGGCCTGAAGCTGACGCTGGAGGCATTCTCTGGCGATTTGCCGGCGTGCATCATGTTGGAAAACGTGCCAAGAATAACTTCCCGGGGAGCCGACTTACTGAGGCAAGTAAAGCGCCTGCTGAAAAACGCCGGCTACGAGATACACCCCAAAAAAGATCAGGACGGTTATCACGATTGCGGCAAGATCGGTGGCCTGGGACAACGCCGGAAGCGGTATCTATTGATTGCCCGGCTGACCGAAAAAATGAATGCCTTTATTTATCAGCCTCCGAAGCGGCGGGTCAAGTCTATTGGTGAAATTATCGGCCCCCTGCCCCTTCCAGACGATGCTGCCGCTGGCCCGATGCACCGGCTGCCAAGGTTAAAGTGGCTGACATGGGTACGCCTGGCATTGATACCCGCCGGAGGGGATTGGCGTGATTTAGAAACCCTGGACGGCAAAGGGTGGCATAAAAACGCCTACCGGATTATCCCATGGTGGGAACCCGCTGGAACGGTTACCAGCGGAGGAGCGCCCAGTTGCGGGGCGGTTACGGTGGCTGACCCAAGATTGAAGTATAGTCCCCGGGGCGCCGGTTCGTATGGTGTCCAGGAGTGGGACAAGCCGGGGGCAACGGTGGTTGGCAGCGCATATATCAAGGGTAGCAACCCCGTGGCTGTTGCCGACCCGCGTTTGAAACATACTCCCCGGGAAGGGGTTTACCAGGTGCAGGACTGGGATAGTCCAAGCACTACAGTAACAGGGGCAGCCAGAGTTAATAAATCGAACGGGGCAGCTTGCGTAGCCGATCCCCGTCTTCCCCGGCGGGACAACCGTCACCCTGCTGTTTATCAAGTGGTCAAGTGGGATGAAGCCAGCCCGTGCGTGACAGGCACCAGGTTTGGTTCCGGGGCGCCGGCAATTGCTGACCCGCGGTTGCCTGAGAAAAAGGTCAGATATCACAACAAATACCAACTGCACGATTTGGACCAGCCAGCGGCCACAGTAACGGGAATTGCAGACATACAGGCCGGCGCTCAATCTATAGCAGACCCGAGGATGGGATTGAATAAAAACGCGCATCATGCCCTCTGCCGGGTATGTGATTGGGATGACCCAGCCAATACAGTTACCGGGGCCACACGGCCGGCCGGAGGAGCAATATCGGTGGCCGACCCCAGGTTAAATCCCCGGGAAGACCGTCGAAGCAATTCTCACTCGGTTCGTCCCTGGGACGGTCCTGCTCACACAATTACAGGCGAGGATACAATCGGTAGTGGCGCCCAATCAGTTGCCGACCCTCGACTTGGCTGCAAGCCCCGCGGAAATACCAAGGGCCCTTTAGGGGTGCAGTCATGGGACGAAACTTCATCGACAGTGTTTGGCTCCATGGACGTGCATTCGGGACCTGCGGCGGTGGCCGATCCCAGGATACCTTCTGACAACGACCGCCCCGACCCACCACCAGTAATCATTGCTCTGGACGGCACATGGCACCGACCGCTAACCACGCTTGAACTGGCCGTATTACAAGGATTCCCGGTGACCATGCCAGACGGTCGGCCGCTTTCCTTGACTGGACGATCAGACTCGCGGTGGCGGGAGCGCATTGGGAATGCCGTTCCTCCTCCGGCTGCTCAGGCCATAGCGGAGCAAATACTTTTCGCCCTGATGGTCAGCGCAAAAGGCGAATGGGCATTGGGAAGCACAGAAATATGGGTTACCCCGAACAGGAAGGAGATTCTACGTGATACTTTTCAAGCCTGAACACGTGGGACCAATTCAGCGAAGAGAAAAAACTCAAACCCGACGCATTGGTAAGCGCCGGTGGCGCGTTGGCTCTATACACCAGGCAAAGACAAACTTCAAAAAGGGCAGCAAGCCGTTTGCCCACCTCAGAATAAAGGCGGTCAGAGAGGAACCTTTGGGGTGTATCTCGGAGGATGATGCCCGGAGAGAAGGCTATCCAACTGTCGAGGCCTACAAAGAAGTTTTTAAACGGATTTATAAGAAATGGGATCCGGATCTGCCGGTATGGGTAATTGACTTTGAGGTGGTGGGCGAATGAAATATGTCGCTGTTAGCGGCGGTGCGGATTCTGTCGCCCTGGCCCTTCTCCTTTGGGAGCGGGGGGGGGATTTGAACTTGTTTTTGCTGACACAGGAGCCGAATTACCAGAGGTATACTGGCTGTTGCCCCGGCTGGCCAAGACCATAGGCAAAACATTGCATGTAGTGTCCAACGGGAGCTTCTTTCAGCATCTGGCTGCGTACGGCTATATGCTTCCGGGGCCGCGCTTGCGATGGTGTACACGGCTACTTAAACAGGTACCGCAGGACAGGTTTTTTCAAACGGTGGGCGCCGAGACAGTTTACATTGGCATTCGAGCCGATGAACCCAGGAGATTACATACCAATCCACGCCCGCGAAGCGGTGCGCACGAGTTTGTATATCCGCTGGCCGAGGCCGGCATGGGGAAAGCCGATGTGAAGGAACTTTGTGCCAAATACGATCTTTTAAACCCTGTGTATCAGTGGAGAAGTTCTGTTTCATGCTTTTGCTGTTTCTTTCAAAGGGTAGCAGACTGGCGCGGACTGCGTAAGCACCACCCCACTCTTTATGCTATAGCTGAAGAATGGGAGCGCCAGGCAATACGCATGACAGAGAAAGGCTATACTTGGCGCCAGGGTTATTCCCTGGAGGACATGCGGAAAGCAGACGAATGCCAACTGAGGTTATGGCCGGAACCAGACGAGGAACCTTGTCTGATATGCACTGTTTAACTAACTAAAAGCGGAACGCATTGCCGATCTCCTTCCCTCACCCGATATTGTTGCTGACTTCCTATATAAAGTGCGGAAATACGGCAACGAGCGATTAAATGAAGTTATATTAATCGAACTCAACCCCTTTGATTTTTGGACAGACCCATGTCTTTTTAGCTGGAGCCGTGACAGCTTTAACTCTTTCGAGTTTCGATACTTCAAATAAGCCAAGGCGGGCGGCACCGAGATTAAAGAACAAGGAGTGTCGTTATGAATGAACACGACGTTATAAGGAAAATTGGCAGGTTCCCGGATAAGATCAATCCTTCTGAGCGAATGAAATCCAGGGCATGGAAATGCGCTAAGTGTGGAGCGGTGCATCACTTCTCAGAGGAAGTCACCGTGCCTGCCTACCCTTGCTCATGTGGCAGCAGGTTCTGGTTTAAAGTAACGGGCTAATAAATGCTAATAGCACGCTATTAGCAGGTAAGGACACTGCAGAAACAGGTGTTATCTTGAATTCGCGAGACATTTAGTCTGACAGCTTGACTTTACACGGCGGCGGTTTTAGCTTGAAGGTAGGAAAATATTGCCGCCAGAAGGCTCTAATAGGGAGAGATGTGCTATGGCGGCCAAGAAGAAGAAAAAACGAAAAGTATCCGCAGAAACAGCAAGAGATCTCAATTTTAACTTTCCGCCCAATGTGCTCAAGTTTATTCAATTCCTCGCAGCCGGCAAGGAATGGAACGGCGTCAAGATGACGCAAGAGCAATTTGCAATTGATGTGCTGGATGTCCGGCCGGAGACTGTGACCAGGTACAAACAACTGCCAGGCTTCAAGGAGGCGGTTAATGCCCTGGTGGACGAATATCTCTGGTCTGAAACGCCGGCCGCAATCAAGGCCCTGGCCAAGCGGATGCGCATGGGTGACGTGAAGGCGATTGAGATTGGCCTAAAACAATCCGGCAGGTGGAATCATGTTGAGAAGATAGACGCCAACCTAACCGGCAATATGCAAGCGACGGTGACCTTAGATGAGCGAGCCAGCCAGACAATTGACAGAGCAATTGCAGCAGCTCTCACGGGACTTGCCGCAGTCTTACAAGGCGGCACTCCAGGAGCAGGCGGTAAACCTGATGCAACAAATGCAGCAGTTACCGCAGCTTTGGCAAGACTGGCCGACAGCCTGGAAACTGGAACTGCTGCGGAAGGTGCAAAACCTGGCGCGCCAAGCGAGGGTTCAGAGGGGTAAGACTGACTTAGAATTTTTCGCCCAGTATTATTTCCCCCATATCTTCAGAGACGAAACGCCGGAGTTTCACTTTGAATTAGATGCTTTAGTAACCGAAGCCCAAGAGGCAAGGGCGCGCGGCGAGAAAAAGGGATTAATAATAGCCGCCCCCCGGGGGTTTGCAAAGTCAACCAGGATAACATTCCTGCACCTTATTCACGCCTTGTGTTACCAGAAGAAACGCTTAGCCGTTATTGTTTCCAATCGGGCAACAGCGGCGGAGCAATTTCTGGTAGATATCCGCAAGGAGATTGAGGAAAACGAAAGGCTACAGGAAGATTTCGGCAACCTGAGGGGTGACCTCTACGGCGAGCGGTGGACAAACACCGATGTCGTGGTGGTTCATTGCAAGCGGGATGAGGACGGCCGGCCGGTCCTCTCCCCTCGCGGCAAGCCGGTTGTTGCTTGGCGTACCAGGGTAACAGTCCGCGGCACCGGTACCCAGCTGCGCGGTATGAAGTATCGGAGTTACCGGCCTGACCTGGCCATCCTCGACGACGTGGAGAATGACGATCATGTTATTACCGAGGATGCCCGGGCCAAGACATGGGAATGGTTTAATGCCGTAGTGGTTCCTATGTTGGACCCGGTGGATGGAGACCTGATTGTTGTCGGCACCATCCTTCATTATGACAGCCTGCTGGCCAAGTTGCTGAACCCGAAAGCCGAACACGCACCGGTTTATATCCAAAAGATATACCGTGCCGTCAAAGACGATGGCCTATCGCTTTGGCCAACCCGTTATCCAATAGAGAAACTGCGCCAACTGCGGGTGCAGATAGGTACCCTGAAATACAATCAGGAGTACATGAACCAGCCCATTGATGAAACGACGCAAATCTTCCCGCCCAAGTGGTGGCGGTTCTACACCAGACAGGATCTAGAGATTAAGAATAACAAGTGGTATTTCAAGGGCGAACTCTTGGAGATCTTCCAGGGCGTGGACCCGGCAATAGAAGAGACGGCCAGCGCCCACTATTTTGCCCATGTGACCATTGGCGTTACTAAGTCTAAAAATATCGTGATTCTCTGGCCCTACGCTGGCAAGATAGACTTTCCCAAGCAGGTGCGCCTAATTATCGAACAAGCCAACACTTGGCGACCGAGGAAGATAGGCATTGAAAAGCAAGGATACCAGAAGGCCCTGGCCCAGGGCGTAACCATGCTGGCCAAGGCGGTTCTGCCGGTCAAAAGGCTGAGCAATACAGGTGCCAAATTCACCAGGATTACCGCCCTTTCGGTATATTTTGAGAACGGGCAGGTCTGGATCAAGGGCGACCCAAATACCAGGCAGTCGGATCCATACTTCCAGCAGTTTTATGACGAGGCGGTTCAGTACCCGAACAGTCCGGCCGATGACCTGCTGGATGCTTTCGAGAACGCCATTCAATGCGCCAGCGGCGGGAAAAAAGCCTTTGAGGAGTGGTTCTAGTGTTTAACCCCTATCGGTTAGCCTTGTGGCAAAAGGTGGAGAGCAACGAGCCATACCGGTGCGGCAAGTGCGCCAGCCGGATTACGGACGGACCCCGGTATGTGTTGGTGCAGTTCGGCCAGGTCAAAGATATTCGCTGCCCTGACTGCTACAATGGCAAACAGCGTGCGGAATTGGAACGCATGGAGCGTGCCCTGGCGCCGAAACCAGAACAGAGAGGTGCAGGCTTATGGCCTTAATGCCAGGATACACCCAATTGAAAAGCGGCATCATAGTCCCCGACGGGACATGGGAACTGATGAAGGCAAAGGCCGAAGACGTTGAGCGCAAGAAGCGAGGACGTTTTTTCAGCAACTATAACCGCTGGCGCCAGACCGCTCTATTCGGACAGGAAAAACCTATCCGTACCCCCTCTTTTGCTTTCCTTCGGGAAGTAGCCAAGGGATCGCCTATTGACAAGGTGATAATTGCGGCACGGGTGGTTCAGGTCAGGCATTTGGCTCAACGGGCGCTCAACGAGCAAGAATTGGGGTTTAAGGTAGTTCACGACCGATGGAATGACCCGAACTTCAAACCTTCTGCAGCTGAGCAAAAGGATATCGACAAGCGCTGCGATGAGGTAGAGCGCATCCTGGAAACGCCGACGCGGGAAATACACCCTACCGTAAAGCACTTCTTTGTGGAAGCCGTCAAGGATGAACTAATCCTGGACCGCAAAGCAATTGTAATCTACCGGGATCGCCGCGGCCGGCCGGTGCAGTACCACTACATAGATCCTGCCACCATTCGCCCCCGCTTGCAGGTTCTGCTTCCCTGGATGCTGGAAAACGGCGAAACCAATATTGACAGGGCAGCCGAACGTATGTCCTACGCCAATAATATTGACCTCACACAGGCGGCGTGGGTACAGGTTATTGACGAGCAGATAGTAGCCGCATGGACCGAAGATGAGATGTCTGTGGACATCACCAATCCATCTTCGGAGATTGATTACTGGGGCTATGGCATTTCCGCCCTTGAGCAAAGTCTGGAGTTCACCGATGCCTTTATTCAATCCTGGCGGTACAATACCGAACTGTTCAAGCAGAACTACCCGGAGGCCATATTGGTCCTGCTGGGCGACTATGATCCCGAAGGATTGGAGGCGTTCAAGCGGCAAATCCTCGGTGACGTAGGACCTGGCCAGAACTGGCGTTTGCCGGTGGTGCCCGGCGGCGACAAGGAATCCTTTGACGGGAAGCTTTTAAAACTGCGCGACACCCCGAAGGAAATGCAGTTTGCCGAGCTTATACGCATAGTTATTGGCCTGAAGGCAGCGGCTTACCGGATGCACCCGGGCATCATTAACTTTAGCACCGACGCTGGCAGCGGACGGTCTATTTTCAGCCATCAGAATGCCGAGGCGCTGATCAATCTCTCACAGGATGAGGGATTGGGTGACATCCGGGACAATATGGCCGAGTGGTTGACCAGGGCAATTGTTAAGCCCAGATATTCAGATCTGCGCGTAATTTGGACAGGCCTGGACGCGGAGGACCAGAAAACCGTTGTAGACCGGCTTAAGACCGAATCAGAAACATACCTGACCGTGGATGAAGTGCGGGGCCGCCAGGGACTGAGCAAACTACCCAATGGTACCGGTCAGTATATTAACAACCCCTATTACTTCCAGGCTCAGGCCATGGCTTCCCAGCAACAACAAGGCCAGCCAAACCAGGGGCAGACGGAAGATAACCAATATGAAGCTGAGAAGCGCACCGATGAGGACGGCAATTATCAACCCGACGTGGGGCAGCCGGGCGGAGAGAAAAATGCTAAGCAAGTGGCCGTGAGCAATGCCGGTGACGAGAAGGAAACCGAATCCGTCAACAAGAGCAAGTCGGTCAGGAGAGATAAGTATTTGGAGATCAGGGTGGTGAGTTAGGATGGCTGATTACAGGCGCCTTGGCGCGTGCCGGCGGTGCGGCAGTTGCTGTATCGGATTTGTGCTCTGGCTTAACGGCGACCCGCTCATTTATGAAGCCGCCGCAGAAGCCCTGGCGAGATATAGATTACCTTTGGATGTGGCAATCTATGAACCCGGACAGGATAATAGAGATGAGCCAAAGAGAGAACTGCCGGGGCGGCAAGAGTTGAACGGTCGCAAAGCAGGTACGGATTATCACCTTCTACGCTGCCGGCATCTCGTTGATGACAATGGAAATGAAGTTACGGCATGGGCACCAGGATTAAAAACACGTTGCGCCATTTATGCTTCCAGGCCCGAACTGTGTCGCGAGTTCCCCACTCCTTTTGCTTGGAGGGATAAACACTGCGGTTATTCCTTTGTGGAAATCGCTGAGACACAAATAGCCGGCGCGTAATGGCGGAGGTGGACGCCATGCGCATTTATTTAGGCGACAAGGAGTGGAAAGCGAGCCATCATGCCGTTGACCGGTACGTTGAATTTATAGACAGTAGCGCCAGTCGTGATCAAGCAGCTTTGGAAATCATATCCCTGTTCTACAGGTCATTGGAAATACTGCATGATGAAGGAGATGTCAAAGAGGTTTGGGATGAGGAACGCGAAATAGCGGCCGTGGCGGATACGAAGACATACATAGTGATCACCGTATATCCCAAGAGCATTAAAGAAGTGGAACTGGAGCGGTGGGAAGCTAGGCAACGGCGCCGCGACATGGCCAAATATATAGCTTTGCTGTAATATGGAGGATTGCGAGTATGGGATTAAAGCGGATACTAAATGGCGAAGAGGCTTACGAATATGCAAAGCATGTCGGCTATACAGAGCCGATCAGAATCCGGGCGCTGGTGGCAAAATATGGCCCGCTGGTTCTAACCCGTGTTCCCATGTCCAAGATCAATGTGTGGGATAGCTACCTGGCCGCTCTGGAATATGCCACTGAGGGCAAAATTGATTGGGATGGTTTTCACTTTGTAAGCACCAATCCGCAAACGAAAGCACAGAGGCGGGCAGTTATCAAGGCGATCAAGACCGAGTTAACTCGACCTCTCGATAAGGAACGTCTGGCCTATTACCGCGAGCACGGCGGTAAAGTCCGGGGGCAGGTTAATCATCTGGATTTTCATATTTTCAAGTTCCGCCGGTTGCTAAAGCATCTGAAGGATAAAGGACCGATTACACCGGCCATCGCCGATGCGCTCTATGACAATGGCAAACTGGGCCTAGCGGACGGCAATCACCGGGCTGCGGTTTATTACATCCAAGGGAAACCCTCAATGCGGGTATATGTACCACAACAACTTTTGGAATACCTGACGGCAGGCGCAGAGAATAGGAATGATTTGCCAAAGGCTGGGGTCGGCAAGCTGGGTAAAGGTATCCGGGCAGTACTCAAAAAGCGGCAACCGACCGCGGCCCAGCAGAAAGAACGCCATATCGCTGAACTGCTTGCCGGCTTGTCTGATGGCAGCCTGAACATTTCGCCCGAAATTCTAGCCAGGGCCGTTGAGGATCACCGCCTGCCGAAAAAGGTGGCTACTAACCACCAGGCTCTCAAGGCGTGGCTGCTCGGTACGGCCCGGGATACGCTGGAGAAAATGCCAGCCGAAATGGTTCTGAATATACGGCTCCTGCAATACGACCCGCAGGAATCGGCGCCCTTTCGAACAAAGAACGGGACTGTAACTCTTGGACCAGAAGGTATGTTGCCGGATCGGTCGGGCCGCTTGGCCTCCCTTTGGCAGGCAGTACGAGTGATCGAAAGAGATAACGCCATGCGAGAGGGGGCGACATGGCTGTGAAAATCGAGGTACGGCACAATCTCTCCGATCTAGAACTGGCGAAAAGTTTGGCAACGGTTGCCCTGGCCGAAGACGTGGCCGCCCCCGTGATGGAGATACTGGCCAAGTCATGGCGGGAGTACGAGATTCCGGACCGCTACATGCGCGAAATTGTGGAATCCATGACGCGACGGTTAAAAACAATATTAGAGGTCCTGGGGCGCAACCTCGAAA